TCGCCTTTTTTGACAATAAAGCCCTCATTTTTCCAAGCTTTAAAAGTTTTTAAGTCTTGATTTTCTAAGTTGTAGATAGTTTTTAGAAAATGATTAATATTTGGCGCTGTACCGTCTTTTGATTCTCTTTTAGCTGCCTCTTGCATTAAGCGAGCCTGTCCAGCGACCGCTCCTAGATTTGACCATTTTTGTTGGCGTGCAATTTTTGCCAAATTTTGTTTTAAAGTTGCCATATTATTTTTTATTATTGTTTTATATTTTCTATTTTTGAGGATTTAATCATCTAAATGATTTTGCTTATTTTTATTAAAAACTTGTTGAATTTCTTCTCTTGTAATGTTATAATCTGTAAGAGCGTCAACAGCATCATCTATCTCATAAGTGTAGTAGCATTCATAATTTGAAAGTTCACGCTCAATTACATTGTCTTTTCCATTCTCAGCTAAATCTTGGGTAATAGCGGTTTCTACGATTTTTAAGAATTCAAGATTAAATTCTTTAACTTTACTTGTTTCGACATGCAAACCGACGCCTAAAGATTTATAATCAACTCCTTCTCTTTTTCCTTCGTTAAATTGCTTATCGTTGAATGCAAAGAAAGCATTATATTTAGAAAATAAAGTTTTTGTTACGTCTCTTGTGTAGTCAGATAAGTATTTCATATTGTTTTTATTAAGATTATTAAAAGTTGTTATTATTATTTAGAATTTCTCGCAAAGACTTCCGACAAATAAAAAGCCGTCATCTAATTTGATAAACTTCTTTAAATAGTTTTTTAGCTCATCAAATTGCTTTTCTGTTAGCTCTTTAAAGTAATAACTAGATTTAATTATTGAAATTAAGCCGTTACAATCATCTAAATAAAAATTTTCTTCGTTAAATTTTTTGTAAAGTGGGTTATCTTTGTTTAATAGCAAGTTATTGATTTTACTAAATTGCTCTAAATTATGGCTTGTATTCGAAGCATGTGAGCCAGTTAAAATTTCTATTGTCATAAATTTGTTTTTATTAAGTTATTAAAGATTGTTATTGAATATATTGTAAAGTGCTTTGTTTATTAAGTAAAGAAGTTATTTAATTTATTTTAAATAATTTCTCTTTCAAGATTATTGAGAATTTTTATGAGTTGTTTATCGCTAAGCTCTTCAACATAATCTAAATATTCCTCAAAAGTTTTTGGCTCTTCAAAAAAATGATCGTTTGTGTTGAAAGTGTACTCGAATAGATAGTCCTTGTCTTCCTCGCTTTTGTGATAAATCGCTTGTAATTTTTCTTTTATTTCGTTATTCATGTTGCTTGTTGTTTAAGTTAATAAGTTAATAAGTTAGTTTCTTAAATATATTATAAATAACTTAATATGTCAATCATTATTATTAAATATTATTTAATATTATTAAATAATATTAAACTGTCTCATTATAACACACTAGTAAAATAGTTTAAATAGCTCTTGACATAAAATAAAAGACTTGACAAAGTAGAAAAACTTGGGGGAACTCAAGGGGGAGGCGCAACAAACTTGTTAGACTTATACAAGAGTCAAATCTTATTGATAAAAAAATGGGAGGCTCCTCTTAAGTACTATATGGGTCTGGGAGAATGAAAAACAATGATTTATAAACGCAAAAGAAATAGACTAAGAGAAATAGAATTTACAAAAGTTGATGAACTTAGAGTAAAGTTTAAATTCAAAGTCAACGAATTCACACAGTTACTCGGCATCGGATCAACTCAATGGTCAATGTATCGCAAATCTGGCAAAGTTCCAGCATCTCGCTACTACGCACTTAAAGACGCACTTCTATACAGAGTAGAACAGCAAGCACGCAAAGACATCCAACAAGTTATTGATTGCTTCATGTAGTGATCGCTACTATATATATACTCTCACACACACGCACACTCTCACTCATGCAATACTACTCAACACACACACTCTCACTCATGTAGTGCATCGCTACTATATATATACTCACACACGCACACACACGCACACGCTGGCTCGCTGACTCACTCATGTAATACTACTCAACACGCCGCAACCCGCACACACACTGGCTCCGCGCTGGTGACTGACTGGGTCTAATTTCGAGGATGGGGGGGGTGGGTTAAACCAATATAGAATAATGATAATATCACCTCACCAAATATTTCAAATTTTCCAAACCACTTTTTCCAACTTCACAGAATTTGACTTTTTAATTCACTTTCCCTAAACTCAAAAAAAATATAAATAAAAATTTTGATTTATGATTAGACTATGGGATGTAGAAAGTAAAAAAATGATTACGATTATAAGACAAAATAAATTTAAAATTGTTGGTAATTGTTTCCAAAATCAGGATTTTGAACAAGTATACCACCTTTTTCACTCCCATAAGAATTAATGAACAATTATGAGTGATTTTGAAACCGAAGTAGAATTGATAAGAAATAACGCTTTGAATAAACTCCGTCAATGGAATGAGGAAGATGTTGCTAAAAAGGTAATGAGAAATTACTTGTCTGAAGATGGTTTGTATGTTAGGTCAAATACTAAATTGAATGAATTGCTTGATGAGAGGCATAGAATCGCTCTTAACTCGGAAGATGATTTAATTAGGTTAAAAGCTATTGATAGCTCTTTAAATATGGCTGCTGGAAATGAGAAGGTGGTCGCTACCCAAAATAATCAGTATAATTTTAGTGATTTTCTTAATAACATAGAAGAGTAAATGAAAGATAGAAAAGAATATAAAAAAAAATTTAAAAATGGGTACGCTGTTCTTGGATATTTTACAGTAAAAGATGAGTAATATCACCGAAGATCAATTAAAAAAAATGTATCGCCTCAGTAACGATACTGCATTTCGCATTCAAAATACTCTAAAAATTAAAGACAAAGAGGGTGTTATGTCGCCTTTTGTTTTTAATGAAGTTCAAAAGTTTATTCAAGAAAGGTTAGAAGATCAAAAAAAAAGAACTGGCAGAGTAAGAGCAATTATTTTAAAAGGTAGAAAACAAGGTTGTTCAACTTTGGTAGCTGGTAGATTCTATGATAGAATGATGAGAGAAGATGGAATTGAAAGTTTTATTTTAGCTCATAGGGAAGACACGGTTGATACTCTTTACGATATTGCTCGTAGGTTTTATGATAATTATCCTGATTATGTAATTCGTGGTGAGGAAGGAAAGAATGTTATAAATAAACAAAAAATAATTCAACAAAACGCTAAACAATTTACTTTTGAAAATAATTCTGGCTATACAGTTGGTACCGCTGGTAAAGGTGAGATTGGTAGAGGTTTTACAATTCAACAACTTCATTTATCAGAGGCGGCTTTTTATGAAGCTGGTGAAAAAATATCTGCTGGTATTATGAAAGCCGTACCAGATTCGGAAGGTACTGAAATTATAGTTGAAAGTACTGCTAATGGTATTAATAACCTTTTTTACAATTTGGTAGAAAAAGCTAAACTTAGGAAAGGTTCTTTTGAATTAATTTTTATTCCTTGGTTTTGGCAAAAAGAATACCGAAGAAAATTGCCAATAGATTTTTTACTTGCTGATGAAGAGATGAGTTACAAAGAGCTTTATTCTTTAGATGACGAGCAGATTTATTGGAGGAGGATAGAAATTGAAGATTCTGATGGAGGAATTAAACAATTTAAAAGAGAATATCCAGCAACAGTAGAAGAAGCTTTTGAGGCATCGCAAGATAACGCTTTGTTTAATGTAGAGGATATTGTTTTTGCTAGAAAAGCCTTACCAGTTCAAGATAAAAATAGGATTATTATTGGTCTTGATGTTGCTGGATCTGGGCAAGGAGATAGAACAATATTTTCTTTTAGAAAGGGCAGGAACCATTTTAAAACAGAAGCTTATAGAGGATGGGATACTTCTGCTATTGTTGGAAGGGCTGTGCAAATTATTAAAGAACATAACCCTGTAATGATTTTTATTGATAAGGGATATAATCCAGGTGTTTATGATAGATTAATAGAATTAGGCTGGAGAAATAGAGTGGTTGGTGTAAATTTTGGTGGATCAGCAGATGAGCCTAGTCGTTTCTTTAATAAAAGAGCGGAAATGTATCATCGAATGTCAAAATGGCTTTCCGATAAACCAGTTTCCATAGAAGATGACCAAGAATTGCAAAATGAGTTACTTTTAACACAAAAAAAACCGCCAGATTCACTTGGAAGACTTATTTTAATTTCAAAAGATGATATTAAGAAGCAATTAAAAGTTTCTCCTGATAAAGCGGATGCCTTAGCTCTTACTTTTGCATATCCTGTTGCGACTTATGATGATTTGGAAGAATTACAAGAAGAAGACGAAGAAGAAGATAAACAAAAAAGAAATACTGGACGAAATCAATACTCTGGATATTAAATAATTGACTATTAAAAATTAACTATTAGTTATAAATAATCTTAATTAAATTTAGAACCGTGAAAATACAAGATTTTTTTCAAGAAAACCAACAAAATATCGCCTCTCTTTTGGATGAGGAAGAATTAAACAAGATCCTTATTAAGGTAACTCAAAAACTTAGTATAGATCAACAATCTCGTGATAGTAAAATAAAAAAACTACAGGAATATATTAAATTAGCCCTTCTTATTGTTGATGAGAAATCCTATCCTTTTGAAGGAGCTGCTAATGCTATGATTCCCTTAGTTACTAATGCTGTACTTAATTTTGCTTGTACTGCTTATCCTCCTTTAGTTCAAGATGACCAAATTGTTAAATTTAAAGTTATTGGCAATGATGATGGTATTGATTGGATCGGGGCAGACAATAAACCCGTAATAGATGAAATAACTAAACAACCTAAGAAGCAAAACGCTGGTGCAAAAGCCGCAAAAGGCAAAAGAATGGCTACTATGATGAATTATCAAGTCAATGAGGAGATGCCTTGGTATAAAACAGATTTATTCCAATATCTTATAGTTCTTGGCACGATTGGTACAATTTATAAAAAAGTTTTTTATAATTCGGTTGATGATGCAATTATAGCTAAGTTTATGATGCCAGATAAACTTATTATTAATGAAAATGTTTCTAGCCTTAAAAATGCCGTTATTACGGAAATTTTAGATTTATCTTCTACTGAAGTAATGGAAAATATCCGTAACGGTATTTTTATAGATTATGATTTTGACTGGGAGAAAGAGTCAACTCAAATTGATTCGGTAGAATTAATTAATCCTGAAAAGGAAAACGAATTACAAAAGCAAGATTTTAGATTTATAAATCAATATACTTATTTAGATTTAGATAATGATGGATTTCCTGAGCCTTATATAATAACAGTTGATTTACAAATTTCTAAGATTGTAAGAATTATACCAGATTACGACGAAGAGAATATCCAATATGTTAATAATAAAGTTTCTAAAATTGAAAGAAATGAGACATTTATTGACTATATCCTTATTCCTTCTGCTGATGGTGGTCATTTAGGTCTTGGTTTTGGTCATTTATTGTGTAATTTAAGCAACATAACTAATAGTACTGTAAATCAAATGTTAGATGCTGGGCATTTAGCTAATAAAGGAGGCGGGCTTATAGGAAAATCTTTAAATGTTAGGGGCGGAAGATTTTCAATGAGTTTGGGTGAGTGGAAAATGGTGGATTCTTTTGGCGGAAATATTAGAGATAGTATTGTGCCGTTGCCAGTTCCTGAGGTTTCCCCAACTTTGTTTTCTCTTTTAGGTCTTTTAATTGACTCTGCCAAAGAAACAGGTTCTTTAAGAGATGTTTTAACTGGTGATACTGCGGCTAATATGGCGCCAACTACTTTTATGGGTTTATTAGATCAAGGTTTAAAACAATTCTTAGCTTTCTTTAAAAATTTTCATGATTCAGAAAAAAGAAGTTTCAAACTTATTAGAAAACTTAATTCAAAATATTTAACTGATGAGAAATATGCAAAAGTTTTGGATGAAAAAAGTTTAGATGTTAGTGCAAAAGATGACTTTTCAGATAAAAATTGTGATTTAGTTCCTGTTGCAGATCCAGCTTCTGTTACTTCTTCTCAAAAAATGGCTCAAGCTCAAATTTTACAATCTTTAATGCAAGATCCATATTACGATCCTATCAAAATTAGGAAAATGTGGAATAATGCCGTGCAAATACCAGGGTTGGATGACGCAATTATTACACCACAACCACAACCAGATGCAAACTTAATTTTTGCTCAAGCCGAAGATAAAAAAGCTAATGTTAAAATGGGCGATTTACAACTAAGAGCAATGGCAATGGATGAAGAAAGTATTGCTGGTAAAATTAAAAATGAAGAAAATCTGGTTAATATCAAAGTTAAAGAATCTCAAGTTCTTAAAAATATTTCAGATGCTATTATTGCAGAAAAAAGCCACAATTTAAAAGTTTTAACATCTATCTCTGATGCTATGACCGCTAAAATACAAACGGATATTACAACTGATCCTTCTGCTATGCCACAACAAGAATCACAACAAGAATTGCCGCAAGAATTACCACCACAACCAGAACCTATGCCACAAGCCTAATTTATTAATAACTAACTGATATAATGATAACAAGACAAGAAGTAATTGACTGGGTTAATAGTCCAATAACAAAAGGTTTATATGAAATATATAAATCCGAAAGATTAGCCGCCGAAGATAACGCTTTTAGTGCCAGCGTTGAAAGTCTAAATCAAGGATTGCTTTTACAAAGAAGTTACAAAGAAGTCCTCCAATATGCTAGATTAGAAGTTGTTAATCATACACTTAGCAGTTTATTTTATCCTCTTTATGAGTGTGTAGCAGAATTAGATCAGGACGAAGAAAAATCTCAAGATGATGCTATTGCAACTTTTATTAAAAATATTAAAGAGGTAAAAAAACATGGAAAATAATTCTGGTTATAAACCAATCCAAAAAAAACAAGTAGTAATATTTTTAGCAAATTCTGAAGAAACGCAAAAAACAAAAGGCGGAATTTATTTATCGGATGATTCTGTATTTAATAAAATCTCAGGCATGAGGGAAGGAATTTTAATAGAAATTACTGAAGATTGTTTTGAGAATTTTTGTTTAAAACCCAAAATAGGAAATACAGTTTCTTTCAAGGGTTACTCTGGAGAAATTTACGAAAAAGATAAAAATTACTATCGCATCTTTGAAGATAAAAATATAATTGCAATATTAGAATAATATGAATACAGAATTAGAAGACTCTTTTGATCCTAACGAAAATGAAATATCTATTGATAATTCTATTGAAGATTCCGAACCATCGGTATTAGATCAATTACAAACTGGTGAAGCTAAATACGAAGATTTAGAACCAGCAGTTAGAAAATCCGCAAGAAAAGAATGGTTAAACTCTTTAGATAAAGAAACTAGGTATTTAGCTGATAATGGTTGGTCAGATCAACATGTTTTTATTGGTAAAGATAAAAATGGCAATCCTATTGAATGGAAAACCAAAGAAGAATTTGCTAAAATTTTAGAAAGACCTAGAGTTGCCAAAGAAAGAGACAGTCATTTATTGTCAGAAATAAAAAAAAGAGATGCTCAAATTGAAAAATTACAGAGTATTGCTAAATTTAACACAGATCGCTCTTTGCAAGCTGAGGAAAATCAAATTAATCAAGAAATAGAAGCTGCTAAAGAATATTCAGATATACCAGCTTATGAAGCGGCACTTAAAAAGAAAAAAGCTTTAGAGGAAAGTAAAAATCAAATACAAGGTTTTTATCAAGAAGAAAAAATTGTTCCTCAAGGTAATCCTTTAGATAATCTTCAACCGCAAGATAGAGAGTCTTTTCTTGAATTTAAAGAAGCAATTCCTATGTTGGGTATAGATCCAATTATTAATCAGTTCGTAGAGAGCAAATGGAATGAAGTCCAAAATTCTATTACTATGAGTTTTCAAGAAAAATTAAATTATATACAAAGAACAGTTAAATCATCGTTTCCAAGTAAATTTAATAAAGTAACAACAAATTTTATGCAAACAACAAACAGTGTTAATAATAATCCTATAAAAACTACTACATCTGAGGTTACTACTAAGTATAATAATCTACCAGAAAATGATAAAATTAGAGTTACTAATTTAATTGCCTCTGGAAAATTTTCTAGTAGAGAGGCTGTTTTAAAAAGTTATGGTTTAATTAAATAATAAAAAATATGAAAGATAATATAATGAATTTAACTAATACAGAAACAATAGAAATTCCTAAGAAAATTACAAAACCCAAAACTGAGGAAAAACTTAAAACAACATTTAATAAAATTGAAAATTTAAAATCTAAATTTTCTTCTGAATCTCTTGATAAATTAAGAAAAATTGATTTTCTTAATCAGCATATTAATAAATTACCAGAAGTTGATTTAAGAGATCAAGGTCTTGTAACAGCTTGGATTTGTGATACCCCTAAAAATTCTTATCGCCAAGCCGCTAAAAAACAAGGCTATATTGATGCTGATTTAGAAGAGTACCCATCAGTCTCTTCTGGTTATTCAGATATTACTGGTGAGAGTAAATATGACCATTATTTGATGATTATTCCTAAAGAAATTTATGATAAAAAACAAAAAGTAATTTCTAACTTGACAAATCAACAATACGGTTCTATTTTAAATCCTAACTCTAAAAGAGAAGATATTCAAGGCGATGGTATGTATAACCCTGGCACAAGAATAATAAAAAACAACTTTTCTGAAGAAAACGACAAATAGTGCCTTTTTTAGGCACTACCCCATAGCTTTAAGCTATTGATTCTTGATTTTCCAAATTGATCTTATTCTTGCTATACTGATACAGCAGATTTTGTTAAATCTTAATCAATTTTAAATATGTCAAATTCATATAGACCTTTTGGCTTAATGCCAGTTAAAAATAATAATGGTACAGTAATGCGTACTAATCGCTATTATATTCCAGCTTCTTTAGCTTCCGCTGTAACAATTGGGACAGTCGTAACTTTATCTGGTGATTCTAGTAACACAGATAAAGTTAATGGTGCTTTTGTTGGTTTTGGTATTCCAGAAATAGCAGTAGCAACCGCTGGTAGTGGTAACAAACTTCTTGGAGCAATTACTGGTTTTGATGTTATCCCAGGTAATCTTGATACTGCGAGCGGTTTTAATCCTGCCTCTACTATTAGAATAGCTTATGTAACAGACGACCCAGATCAAGAATATGATATTGTTGATGACGGTGTTGTAGTTATGGATTCTACTTATGTTGGTTTAAACGCCAATGTATTAATTGGAGCAGCTAACCAAGTTCAAGGCGATACTTCATCTCTTAATAGCTCTACTCCTGCAACTACTGCGGCTTTCCAATTAAAAATTTTAGGATTAGCTCCTGAGGCTGGAAACACTTTTGCGGCTTTTGCAAAATGGAGAGTTAAAATTAACAACCATTGCTTAGGTAATGTTGTTGCTGGTGTATAATATTAATCTATAAAATTTAAAAAATATGTCAAATCCGAATGGAATTGTATTTAACAGTAACTTTGCAACAAATCTGATTGCTGGTTACATTAAAAATCGTGTGGATGGTATGCCTATCGTTTCAAAGCAATGGGAAAATTGCGGCTTTAAAAAGAATTCTTCCGATAAAGCTTATGAGGTAGATATCTTCGATGATTCTTTAACTTTTGCTTCAATTAAAAATGAAGGCACAGATGTCTCTTACTCTTCAATGCAAGAAAGATATTCTACCAAATACGCTCACACTACTTGGGCTAATGGTTTTCAAATATCCGAAGAAGCTATGGAAGACGGTAAAGACATGGATATTGCTAATGCTTATACTCCGCAATTACTTACTTCTTATTTTAACTCCCAAGAAGTTGTAGCTGCTAACATTTTCAATACCGCTTACACTGTTAATGGTTCTGATGGATCACCTCTTTTAAGTACTTCTCATGTAGGAGCTGGTGGATCAACTCAAAGTAATACTCTAGCTACTCCTGCTGTACTTTCTCAAACAGCTTTAGAGCAATTATTGATTCAAATAGAATTAACTAAAAATTATAATGGCATAACAATGGCATTAAAAGGTAAGAAATTAGTTATTAATCCAACTCTAAAATTTGAAGCTGAAAGAATTTTAGGAAGTATTTTAGAAAATGACAACTCTACTAATGCGGTCAATGCTTTAAAATCTATGGGAATGTTGCCCGAAGGTGTTGCTACTAACAATTATATTACCTCCACTACTCAGTTCTTCATTATCTCAGATGCAGCCAATGGTTTGAAATATTTTGAAAGAAAAAAACCAACTATTAAAGAGGATTCTGCTTTTGATGCGGAAGTAATGAAATATAAAATTTCTGGTCGTTATTGTTTTGGTTATACTGATTATAGAGGAGTTTTTGGCTCTGGTAATATCTAATATTAATTGTGTTCCTATCGGTTAAAAGGGGGTGTAATTTCCCCTACCACTTTTTTGTTGTTAAAAAAAGATAATAACTTGGAGGGTTTTATTACCCTCCTTTTTTAAAAGAAAATATGAGACCAATTAGATATACTTTTATTCCCGCAGATGCAATCTTAACTAGATATGCTAGTAATGTAACTGGTGCAATTTGGACTTTAACACTAACAGCTACAAGTGATGATTTAGCTCATGCCGTTACTATTAAAAATAATTCAGTAACAGATCATTCTGCTAAAACAGCTATTCTAACTGGAACTGATGCTTTTGATAGATTACAAATAGAAACTTTAAATTTACCTGGACCTTCTTTAACAGTAACTTCAACTAAATATTTTAAAACTTTAGTTTCAATCGTACCTTCTGCCTCAATCAATGCAGACACTATGGATATTGGTCAGGGCGCAGGTTTTTCTTCTAAGGTTATTCCACTAAGTTGGAGAGAGGGAATTGTTTCTATAAATCTTGATTTAACTGGCACAGCAAATGTTACAGTTCAACAAACTTTTGATGATGTGCAAGATCCTGTTAATTTTAATTATGCTTGGCAGGATTCTCCGTCCACTAGATTGGTAAATGCAACAACTTCAACTAATGATAGTTATCAGGGCATTCCAACAGCTTTAAGGGTAATTACTAACTCATTTACTGCTGGAGCTATTATTTCTATAACAATAATTGCAAGAAATTTATAGTAAAAAATAATGTCAATAGCTAATGGAATTTGTGACCAAAGTGGTTTTAAAGTAAAACTAAAAAGATTAAAAGGGCAATGGGATTCTGCTAGAGTTTTGCCAGATTGGAGAGATCCAAGACCAAAACAATTACAAGTTCCATCAGTTAGAGAAAATATGTTTGTAGCAAATATGAGACCAGAGCAACAAAGTGTTTTTACCTCTACTACTCAAGCGGATATTTTACAACAAATACAAAATAACGGATTATGAAAAAACAAAATAGTATAAAACCAACTAAAACTATTAATACCGCAATAGTAGCTAAAATGAAAGAAGGTTACTCGCAAAGAAAAGCAATTAGCGTTGCTGGACTTAAAGATACTAAAAAAAAGTAGTGTTTGAATTTGAACATTTTAATCTTTATAAAAAAGAAGATTTTGATAAATATTATCCAATTGTAAAAGATTGGTGGGAAAAAAGAGGTTGGAGTCCTATACATCCAAGCTTTTTATCTTCAAATGGGTTAATTATAAAAAAAGATAATAAATACATTTGTGCAGCATGGATTTATTGCACAGATAGTCTTTATGGAATAATTAATTGGGTAATAACTGATAATGAAACAAAAGGAGCAATTAAAAAAGAAGCTATTGATCTTCTTTTAGAAAAATTAGAACAAATAGGAATTAACTTAGGTATTAAATTAATTTATACGCCAATGAGTGTTAATAGTTTAAAAAAACTTTTTATGAAGAGGAATTATGTTCCAGCTTCAAACAATATAACTGAATTTTTTAAAAAGGTATAATATGGGAGCAGCAGCAGGAGCAATAGCAGGAGCAGGAGCAATAGGAGGAATCTACGCCGGCAATAAAGCAGCGTCTGCTCAAAGACAAGCGGCGGCTGGTGCTAGTCGAGAACTTAGGGCTTCAAAAAATGAAGCTTACGGCTTTCTTAATCCGTGGTCAAATGCTGGCGGAAGTGCATTATCTCCTCTTACTGGACTTTTAACAGGCTCATCTTATAATTACCAAAATGGGCAACAAACTCAATTAGATCCAAGCCAAAGAATGAGTTTATTTCAACAATCGCCAGGCTATCAATTTAGATTAGATGAAGCTATGAAAGCAATTCAAGGAAGCCAAGCAGCTAGAGGAAATTTACTTTCTGGTGGAGCTATGAAAGAATTAAC